AAGAAGCTTTACTTGTTCCCTAACTTCAGCATCAGCTTCCTTTACAATGCCAACAATTTCTTTTACTTGCTCTTCAAAAAGCTGATAAGGTTCAAGCATGGATTTTTTTATTCCAATTCTCGTATCTTCTAGTTCTTTCAAGCGCTTATTTACAATCGCCAAAAGCTTCTTACTTTGTTTAACATTTTCTTCATTTACATCAACCGTTTTAATTTGTTCAGCTAAATCTTCAGCTTCTTTTTTAATTCGCTGATAATCATTAAACTGAATTAATCCTTGTACAATTTGAATTCCTTTAAAGTCTACTTTCAACAATTCATTTTCCATTTAATACGCTCCTTTATTGGCCAATTTCAGATAATTCTAATAACGGCTGCCAAATTATTTTTTTGATTTTAAAATTCCTTTTTCAGCTTTATCAATCAACCAAATTAAATCATCAATCAATTCATTTGAACCTTTGCCCCTAATTCTTTTTCTACCCAAATAATTGATTTTTTGCTTGATAAAGTTTAAGCGCTCGCTATCTTTCATGAAAGCCTAATAAAATCTTGCGCTTTTATGTAATTCAATAAGTTCTGAATCAGCGCTTCTCCTATTCATATAGAAAAAATTTTTTGCTTGTTGGGTCGATAAATGGCGTTTACCTGATAAATAGGGGCTATAATTTCCGCTCATTTTATCCCGCACTTCTTCAAGCTTGGCTTCATCGTGATTCGATTCAAGAAAAAGATAATCATATTTCTTTTTAGGCGCTAATTCTAAACTTGAAGTATCCGTTGCGTAAATGATTTCATTCCCCTGATAATTCCAAGTAAAACCATTGCAAAGAACATCATGAAAAAGTTGAAAAGGATAAAAGATATAATCTTTTGTTTCAATTTCAAAACCGCTATTGGCGATATGATTAACGTTAAAAACTTGGTGAACCTCATAATTTCCTATAATTTGAATCGTTGGGAATTGTTCAGCAATTTTTTTAATCGTTTTTATTTGCAAATGGTCTTGGTGAATATGAGTAATAAGCAAATAATTTATATCGTACAATTCAGCCTTGATTTTGTTAAAAGGAAGCCCGCAATCAACCATTACATCATTTATTACAATGCAATTCCCCTTGCTTCCTGAAGATAATATTTTGTAATTCATGTTGTCGTTCCCCTTTATATATCTTTAGCGTATTGAATAAAATCTTCTTGGGCTTCATGGCGCCTATACCATGCTTCACCCCTTAATAATGGATTGTTTGCCTGAAGCTTGCGCCTAACCCGTTCAACGGTCTTAAACATGGTTGCAATCTTGTTGGCGTGAATCTCTTCAGCAATCGCCCCAAAATCTTTATATTCTATTTGCTTCAGGTAAAGGCAAAGAAGTAAATTATCATCATCTCTTGCTTCAGGGCAATCATGCAAAATATCATCAACTTTCATTTCTACATATTTAAATTTAGCTATTTTTTTCACCTCCTTTAAAAAGTCAAGCAATAGTTTTCTACAATTTCCGCAAAAAGGGTAAAAAAAAGAAGGGCAAGTAAAATTGCATCAAAACACAATGCAAAGTTTACCGTTTCCCCTCGGTTCCCTTTTGGCGTTTATCCTAACCATTTAATTATTTTTCTCTCTATATAAAATTTCCCTGAATTCTACAAGCAAGCTTTCCTTTATAAGTTGTAACAAAAATTCTACCCATTAAAACCTTTTTATTTTCAAAAACAACAACCGCTTCAATTTCATCTTCTAAATCTCCAAGAATGCGCATCGTAAAAATTTTTGATTTTGTCTTTTCTTCAAGGCTCTTTGTTAGAACTTCAACAATTTCTTCTTCATCATGAACATTATATATTTTCATTTATATCTTTTTCCTTTTCTTTTTCTACTTCCTGAAGCCCCCGCAAAATTCCATTTTGAAAAGCGATTCCAATCATAAGTATTTCTTCAACTGATAATTTCCGTTGCATTATCATAGTGACATAATCAATTGTTCCATCAATTGTTTTAATATCCATCAGCTTTTTCATGGATTTCTTCAGGTAATTGAATCCTGACTAAAACACTTAAATGTTTATGGGCTTTTTCAAAAAGAAAAGGTTCCCCCCAAACTTCAGCGCCTAATTTTTTCATATCATCAATGGCTTTATTAATTTCTTCTTTAGTACCATTGATTCTAAATAGATTTAAGCCTTCTTCATTTTTTCCAAAATCGCCAATGATTGCGCCCAATTTTTTCCCCCTTATCAGTTTATTTCTATATTTTCTAATTGCCTTGATTCCTGAAGCAATTCAAGTTGGCGTTCCGCTTCAATCAATTTCTTTTGTTCTTCAATTTTATTTTCTTCTTCAATCTTCTTTTGCTCTTCTTTAGATTTTTGCTTTTGTACTAGCTTCAGTTCAATATAAAAATCATCTGTTTCATCTTCAAGCATTAATTCAAACTTCGCCAATTTCTTTTGAATCACTTCAGGCGAATAGGTTCCATTGAATACAAGATGAATTCCATTTACAATGATTTCTTGAACGGGTTCAGGCTTCGCTTCAGGTTCAGGGGTCTTAATTGGGCTTGGTGCAACCGCAACGGCTTTTTCTTGCGTTTCTTGAACTTTTATAGCCTTGGCTTTCCTTGGCGCTTCTCGGTTAATTCTGGGCGCTTTAGGAAGCCCCAATTCAGCAACGATTTTATAATATTTATTATTGTGAATTCCCATCGCTGACATTATTTCTTTATTGGTGTAAATATTGCGCCAATATGCCATTCTATTTTTTCTTTCATGCATTTCAAGTTCTTCAAATTCGCCTACTGTAATTATTTCATCATACATATTACTAATCATAACTTTTCCCGCTTTCCTATGCTTTATCTTTTCTTTTCTTGGCATTATATCTGAAGGAAAGAGAATTTTGCCCGTATAGCCGTTTTTTCCCGTTTTATGGTGAACCCCTGAAGCCGTTCTTTTTTTATCTCTAACTTCTTGGTTAAAAAGCTTTTCAGCTTCCGAAAATCCATAAGACATTTTTAAGGCTCCCTTGTTGCTACTATTTCCGCTTCCTTTTCAGCTATTAATATGCGCAATTCTTTTTCTACTAGTGTTATATCGCTTCTTATATCTTTACATTGTCTTATATCCCCAATTCCTTTATAAAGGGTTAAACAACGATATAGAACGCCAAGAACGGCTTCTATTGTTTCAATCTCTTTTTCAAAATTTCTTGCATTCATTTTTTTACCTAACTTTTATTGATAAAATATTTTCAACGGTTGATAAGCTAATTTGAACCGTTCTTTTATCAAAATCTTCTTTAACAATTTTTTCAGCTTCTTCTTCAGAATAAAGCCCCGCTTCATGAATGTTATACGAATAGCCCCGCTTGTTACTTTTCCAAAAGGCGGGAACCCCGCTTGATAACGTTCGTTCTAAATCCATTAAAATATAATCCATTGTCTAAATATCTCCTTCCCATTTGTCCATGCATCAGCCCCTTTAAGTTTTACGCCAATTGTTCAAGAATGTTAAGTTCATTTCTTTTACCATTGATAAAATCGGCTTGCTTTCCAAAAAAAATAAATTCCGTTGGAATGCCATATATTTTTTCAATTTGTATAAAAAATGAACGGGGAACATTAGTCGAATCATTTTCGTAATTCCCTAAAGTTTCATGATGAATTCCAAATAACTTTGCTGATTCTTTGAGTGTTAATCCTAAGTTTATCCTAGCGCTTTTTAGGGTAATTTGAATCAATGGCATTAAATTTAAGTTCTCCTTTCTTTTAAATTTTGTGGGCTAAACTTTGCAAAGTTATAAAAACCTTTACGCTAACTATCATATACCATATTAAAATTAAATATACCTGAAATTTTATTAAATTTTTATTGTTTAGAATTATGAACTATTGCCCACAATATATAAGTTTGACAAAAAACCCTGAATTCCTTCAGGGTTTTAAAATTCTTTTATATTTAATTATGGGCGCTTTTCTCTTTTCTTTAGAATTAATTTTTTAGTTACTAGCCCTATACGCTTTCAAGCAATCTTTGTTAAATCTTCTTTATGGTTAATTATTTCTTGAATTTCTTCTTTAAGATAAACTTCAACTTCAATTTGCGCCCCCCTTCCATTTCTTCTATAAAGAATCTTTGAAACAAATTCGTTAAGAATTTCATTTAATACTTTTCCGCTTGCTGAATTTTTTGTTCCCTCGAAAAACTTATTAATGTTATTTAAAACCCGTTCAACGTGTTCAAGTTCTGATTCTCCTTTTTTCTCTTCAAGTTGTTCCATTTCATCTTTAAGGGCTTTTATTCTATTGGCTAATTCTTTAACTTCTCTTATTTTTTCAATCTCTTCTTCACCTTCATAAAAATCTTCTTCAAGGAAGGCTTGAATCTTTTTACGCTTCTTTGCCATTTGCTGAATTTGTTGGAATTTAATGCCCTTTTGTGTTTCAAGGCTTTTTCCCGCTTTAGCTTCAGAATTTTGAATATTTTTTATCAAATCAATGTAATTTTCAATTTGGGCTTTTGTTTCTTTCAAAGAAGCATAAAATAATACTTCTAAACTTTCCAATTCGCCCCCGCTATTTCCGCACATTTTATATTGAATAAAATCTTCATCATAAACCCTTGTTTTACAACTTGAAATTCTAAACTTGCCCGTTATACTTGTAGCCTTTTCAAAAGTATGAACCGCCCCGCATTTGGCGCATCTAACCAAACCGCTAAAAGTATGCTTTGAATGTTTTAATGCGGGGGGAATGGTTCTCTTCTTATTCATTATTTGTTGAACTTTATCCCATTCTTCTTGCGTAATAATTCCTTCATGAGTATTTTCAATTAAAATTTGTTCTTCTTCAGGAACATCAACTTGAACCCTTTTTCCTTTAATTCTTTGAACTTTTGTTTTTCCAAAAACCGTATGACCAACATACAAGATATTTTTAAGACTTCTAGCAATGGTTGATTTACCCCAAGTAATAGGAACCAATTCACCTTTTATCTTTTGATAAGCTAGAACATTTTTTGTTGTAAATTCGTGTTCTATTTCAACCGTTGACATTCCCGCCATATACATTTCAAACATTTCACGAATAATAGGCGCATCAGAATTTTTTTTCAATCGTTTCGTTTCATGGTCGTAAGAATAACCAATAGGCGGTTTTTTTCCTTGGTAATTTCCTTTTTTAGCGCTTTGAACCGTTCCCCGCTTTAATCTTGTTTTTGCTAAGTCTAATTCATATTCATTAAATACTTGTTGAATTCCTGATTTAACCGCATCATTTCGGTCTAAAAAATTTGTACTTTGTCTTGTATCAGCTTCTAATAAAATCGTTCCCGTTTCTTTCATTAGCTTCTTGAAAATAGAAAAATCTTCAGTTCTACTTATCCTAGAACTTTCAGATACAATTACATAATTGAATTCAAGGTTTTCAACCTTTTTCAACATTTCTTGTAATTTTGGGCGGTTCCAATCTTCACTTGATTGGGTTCCTTCTTCTGCAAAAATTTCAACTTCAATATCATTTTCTTCAGCCCATTGAATGCAAGCATTAATTTGGCTTTCAAGCGTTGCTTCATTTTCCCTTGATTTTCTTCCGTAAATTGCGCCTTGTTTTTTCTTTGTTGTTGTCATTGTTTTTTTCCTTCCCTTCAAAAACGTTGGTATTACTATGTTTGTTACTATATCATAACCAGTGGATTTTGGGAACCGTTTATTCACAGATTGCTTCTAAAATCCGTAAGCATTTTAAAATAAAAAGGGCGTTGCATCAGCCCCCGTTGAACTCTTCATACTCTAAAAGTTTTTTTATAATTTTTTCAACGTTCCATGTTCCATAAACTTTTATAACCCCAACCCCATCAATTTTTATTTCTTGGGTTGGTTCAGGGTTGTTATATTTTTCTCTAATCATTGTAGCATAATCTTTTTGTTCATTCATCTACTTAATCCATCCTTTTCCATTTTTAACAGTATGGAAAGAACGAACAAAAATTAAACGCCTGAACGGTTACATCTTGGGCAAAGCGTGAATAATATAAATAAGGTTCAAGCTTTTCCCCTCTTATCAACTGACTAATCAAAGTTGAACCTATTGCATAAGTCGTAAAAAACCGCCCAATAAATTAGGCGGTTCTTTTTCTCTTATAAATAAACTTCAATAGGCGAAAACACTCTTATATATTTTTCAGCTTCTTCATTCGTCAAGCTGATATAATCCCCTTCAAGGTTAAAAGCCGTAATAAAAAAAGTACCAACTAGAATATCAAAGCCAACGATATTGCGATTAAAAGGCAAATCATGAATTTTACCTTCTTCATTTACATGAACGGCAACTTTTGCGCCTTTTCTAGTTCGGCCAATTGGAATAAGTTCAAGATAACCGCCAACAATTTTATTAAATGCTTCTAATTCATTATCAATAATTGTTTTATAGGGCTTTTTATCAGGTTCAACAATTACAATTTGTAATTTATCGCTTGTTGGATTAATTACCGCATCAGCTTCAGCTTGTTCTATATACTTTTTTGCAATCTCAATTAATTCTTGGGTTTTATAATTGTTGTTCATGGCTAACCGCTCCTTCAATAGTGTTATTTGTCTTTAGAACATCTTATACAAGGCTTTGTTGCAATCCATGTATCAACCCCTTCTTCTTTCATATAGTCTTGAATTAAAGGCGGGGGGCTTTCATCAGCACCAATAAATTTTTTACAATGCGGGCAATAAAGTAAAAGTTTTATTTCACATTCACCCCTTTAATAAAAGCGCCTTTTTAAAGGGCGCTTTTATATAAATTAGTTCGACTATCAAGAAGCATTTCCTTTTTTAATGCTTCAACATCAGGAAGCCAAAAAAGTGATTCTCTTTTTAACTCTTTAATGGGTTCAAGCTTCCCGCAATCAACCAAGGCTTTAAGCCTTGAACGGTTGATTAAAAGGATTTCTTGAACATCATTAGAACCAAGTAAATTGCTATCAAGTATTTTTTTAACGGCTTCCCTATTCATGTTTATGCGCTCCTTCTTCTTTGTATTCCGTAATATAAGCATATTCGACTTTCCACCCGCTATAAATATAATGGTCAAGCCTAACCCCTAAATCTTTTCCATCAAGGCAATAGCCATAAAGCGAACTGCCACCCATATTAGCATCAAAATATTTATCACCTGAATAAATTTTATAGCTTCTTTCAATTTCCGTAAATGGTTTTTCAAAAGAATCAGCCGTAAAAACAACAATGGCTTCTTTCCAATCTTTATTGCTTTGCAAATCGTAAAACTTTATTTTATTAACCCCGCCTGAAGCTTTTGGCTTCCTTGATTTCTTTTCAGCCATTTCTTCAACCTTATTTCTAAGCCCTACAATAGCGCTAAAATCAACTTTTGATTTATCCATAAGTAAACGCCCCTCTTCATAATCAAAAAGCAATTCAAGGGCTTCAAGCGCCCCATCAAGTTGTTTAGATACTTTTACTAATTGTGATTTATTTAATTTCATTACCATTTTAAAAATTCCCCTTTAAAAGTTTTTTTACTTCAAATTCATTTACCATGAATCTTGATTCATTGCCATAATTTTTTAAGGTTCCATCTAAAACCATGTTATGAACTTCTTCTTTTGTTTTACCTAAGATTTTACCCGCTTCAGTTTGTGAAATTTCTTTAAATTCAGTTGTAAAATTATCTTCTAAAGCATCATAGATTAGGTTAAAAACTTTTGAAGCAAAGCCCTTCCCAAAGTATTCAGGAATATCAACGGGCTTTTTTGTTAGGCTTTCAGCGCAAAATTTAACGTATGTTTCATTTTTATCTTCAAAAACGTAAGCTTCAAAAACGATTGCTTCAACTTCAAATTTTACATGATGAACAAAAGAAGTTGTTGTAAATGGGCTTGAATTGACTTCTATAATTTTCATTGGCTTATTTCTCCCATTCATCCGCAATAATTTCTTCAAGTTGTTCTTGTAAAGCCATTTCAAGAACTTCTTTAATATCAATATCCATATTTGCAACTTCTTCTTTAAGCCTTTTTAATTTTGCTTTGCTAAAACGAACTTCAGCATTTTCAAAAGCTTCCCTAATTTGTTCTTCAGTTAATTCGATTGTAATAATCATTTTTCTTTTCCCCCTGATAATTTTGTTGGTGTAATGGCTTTTGTCTATTCCCATTATCAAGCCCTTGTTGGGGCGCCTTGCTCTTTACTACTCTTTAATAATACCATAACTATAAACGAAAGTATATAGTAAGTTCAAAAAAATATTAAATATTTTAGAGAAGGGGCAAAGCCCCTTTTTATATGCCCATTGCTATTTGTTCGCTTTTCACTTGAACAAAAACAAGTTTTTCTTTTTTCTTTTTCTTTTTAGCTGAAGGCTTTTTATTTGTGGCTCTTTTTTTAATTTCGCCTTTTTCAACTTGTTCAGGCGTGAATAGATGCGACATTTTCAGCATAAAGCGTTGTTCTTCTTTTTCTTTGCCTTGTTCATCTTTTTCTTCAAGCTTTTTTGTGAATGGCTTCCAAAGTTCTAAAGCCATGAAAGCTTTTTCGCCTTTTTTAACAATCATGCCTTCTTTTGCCCATTCTTGAAAAGTTTTAAGATTTTCCCCATCATATTCATAACCCATTAAATTTGCCATTTCTTCAATCATTTCTTTATTAGTTGCCATTTTCTTTTCCCCCGTTAATTTGTTTTTTTTTTAGTTGCTCTTTACTACTTCTTAATAATATCATAACTATGAACTTTTGTATATAGTAAGTTTAAAAATATTAGGGGGCGAACCCCCTTTTTTTTATTATTCTTGGTCTAAGTCGCAACCGCAAAACGGGCAAAACTTGAAATATTCAATATTGAATTTCCCTTTTTCATCATAAACAAAAGCAAAGGTTGAAACATCATGTTTTCTTATTTCAATATTTTTTTCTTGCATTTTTTTAAGTGTTTTGCCTTCGCAAACATGGATATAACTTTCACTTGAATTTTTATCGAAAACCCAATTTGAAGCTTTTTCTTTTCGCCATTCTTTAACAGTTATCATTTTTCTTTTCCCCCAAGTTGTTTTTTGTTGTCTTGCTCTTTACTACTCTTTAATAATATCACATCTATGAACTTTTGTATATAGTAAGTTTAAAAAAGTTGGGGCAAATTTGCCCCTTATTTTATAATTGTATAGCCTTGTTTTTTAGCAAAGTTGATTGCGCCTTTTTCTGTTTTATATGTTTTTAAGAATTCGCCTTCAACGCTATATTCAAGAATATCTTCATCAGCAATGAATTTATGAATATAAATATCGAATACTTCTTTTTCATCTTCTTCTTCTTCAGTAATTTCAATAAATGCTAGTTGGCTTAATTCATTTACTAATTCTTCATTTGTTTCATCAATTTCAAAGTTTGCGTTTTTTCTTTCCATTGCTCTTGCAAAATTTATTAAAGTTGCTTCGCAAAATCTATCAGTATGCGTTAAGCCTTCTTTATCAGTAATTGCAACTGTAAAAAATTTATCTCCACAAAATTCATCGAATCCAATAATTTTAAAAGTGTTTTTCATTTTTCTTTTCCCCCGTTGTTTTATTTGGTGTTCCTTAACTCTATAACTTATTATAGCACCACTATGAACAAAAGTATATAGTTATTACAAAAAAAATTAAAAAAGTTTGGGGGAATTTACCCCCAATTTATTTACCGCCCTTGTTGCTTGTTTCAATATATTTATTTGCTTCAGCAATCATTGATAAAGCTTTATCAGGTGAATTTGCAACGCTCCAAAAATATAGCGTATCTTTAATTTTAACAAATACTTCAGTTTCATTTTGCAAAGTTACTTTATTTGTTCTTTGAATTGTTACAACTTTCATTATTCATTTCCCCCTTGTTGGTTCCATTCTGTTATACCTTTTGAAATGCTTTGCATATGGTTTGGTAAATCCATTTCAATTGCTAATTTGTTAGCTTCTCCATGCGCATGGGCTAGGCTTTTGGCATGAATAATAAAAGTATCTTTTTTCCCTTGATATGAAAATGTTACTTCAAAAGTTGTTGTCATTTTTTATTTCCCCTTTTCTAGTTCTTCAACCATTGCAATTGAAGCTTTTTCTCTTGTACTTGCTTTTACTGTTTTGCCGTTGTTGGCTTTGCCAATCCAAGTTTTATCTAATCTTCTAACCGTTCCAATTGAAGTTGATTTATATTCTTTTGTCACATTGTTATATGAATGTAATTCAGATACATAATAAAAATCGCCAAATTTTCGATAAGCAAATTTCATTTGATTCAATCCTTTCAGGGGCAAAGCCCCCTATAATTTGATATAGCCGTTTTTCTCCATGAATTTTTCAGCGCCTTTTAAGGTTTTGAAGTCTTTGCTTTTTACTGCCGTTACTGCCGTAAATAGCCCTTCATTACTTTCCATGATGCAACCTTTATTCCCGCCTTTTTTATAATCAATAAAATTTTTCATTTATATTTTCCCCCATTAATTTTAATATCTTGGTGCAATGCCTTTTGTCTATTCGCATTGTCAAGCCCTTGTTGGGGCTTGTAAGTCATTTACTAACTTACAAATATTATTATATCACCACTATGAACAAAAGTATATAGTTATTTTAAAAAAGTTTATAAAAAAGCAAAATAAAAAAAAGGCGCTCAAAAGAACGCCTTCAGCTTTTACTTGCTTATAAACATTTGAACCCAATGATTTCCGCTTGCGCAATATCCAACGCCTAAATGAGTATAATCAGGCTTTAAAATATTTTCTCTATGCCCTTGGGAATTCATCCAAGAATTCATAACTTCTTGGGGCGTTCTTTGCCCTTGGGCTATGTTTTCGCCCGCACTTCTATAATTAATTCCGTATTGTTTCATCATATCGAATGGGCTTCCATAAGTAGGGCTATTATGTGAAAAATATCCTCGTTGCGCCATGTCGCAAGCTTTAACCCTTGCAACCCGTTGAAGTTCCCAATCCATTTGAAGGGGCTTCAAGCCTTGATTTTGTCGTTGCTGATTTACAAGGCTTAAAACTGCCGTTTCAACGCCTTTTGTTTGGTCTATATTAGGAATATTGATTTTTTGATTAGGATAAATTAAATCAGGGTTTGGAATTTGGCTATTTGCTTGAATGATTTCTTTTACGCCTATTTGATATTTTACGGCTATTTTCCAAAGCGTATCATCAGGTTTAACAATATAAGTATCAGTTCCTTGGGCAAAGGCTCCTGAAGGCAATAAAGCACCAACAAGAAGGGTGCAAATCAATATTCTTTTGAACATCTTGTAATTCCTCCTTTAATTTTTGATTCGCCTTTATTTTGTGCAAAAAACAAAAAAGGAACCCATTTTAATGGGTTCCCTTTTCGGAGGTTCTAGCATGGGTTGAAATTACATAGATGCAAATCACTAAATATAGGTTTTGACAAATAGCCTTTTTTATTCAATTGTAGCCATTGAATAGGTTGCGGAATAGAAGCATTATTTTTGTATCTAAAAGCAAATACTAGGCTTGCTAGAATGCATTCTAGGTTCGGTTTTTAAGCCCATTAAATAGCGCAACTATGTAATGATATTGTTGGGCGAATAGCATCAATTTATCTATGCCAAATTTATCAAGGGGGCTTTATTTTGTGGAATAATATCTTCAATACTTATTGGCAAGATTTCAAAGCGCATTCAAAAGAAGAAATTATAATTCAGATTTTGAGCATCTTTTTTATTTTAATCATAGGCGTAATTGCAATAAAAATTATAGGCAAGAAAAGTATTTCGCAACTAACTTTAGTAAATGTTTTATCTGTTTTTGTTCTTTCAAGTACATTGGGGGCGCTCATAACTAAACCGCATAGAATTATTATTGCTCTTATTGTTGTTGCAACAATTGTTGTTTTTGTTATGATTCTTGAAAAGTTAAGCGTAAAAACCAATGCATTTGAACGAATGTTTGTAAGCTTTCCATCTGTTATATATCAAGATAATCAATATCAAATTAATGAGTTATCAAAAAATAATATAACCGTTGACCAAATAGAAGCATCCATTAGGGCAAAAGGAATATCTTCAGTTGAAGCTTGTAAAACAATTGTTTTAGAACCAACGGGGGGAATTTCAGTTGAAGTTAAGCCTGAATATGAACCAATCAAGAAAATCTATTTTGATAAGGCTATTGAACAAATTTTAAAAGCAATAAACGAAAAACAAGCATATGAAGAAGCCATTCCTGATATAAAGAAAAATCTATTTGAAGAAGCAAGCAAGGGCTTCAACCAAGGGAATATTGATAATAAACTTGATTAAATAAAAAATACCGCCCCAATTAGGGCGGTTCTTTTTGAAGGGAATTCACAATGCCAAACAACAATTTTCAAACCTAATTATATTTTAAGCCTATTCATATTTTATATACGGTTTATATCCTAATTTAAGCAAATCATTTGCAACGGCTTCAGCATTTTCTAAATCCTCATAGGCTCCAACTTGAACTTTATAAAATTTTTCTTTTGTCGGCTCTTTTGTTGGTTGCTCTATTTTCTGAAGCCCTAAAAATTTTGCAATGCCTTTAATATGCCCGTTGGCTATTTTTTGCCTGAAGCTTGAACTTTTTAAAAGTTTGGCATCTGAAGCATTAGATAAAAATAAATTTTCAGTAAGAACGGCTTTCATGTTAGATTCCCGCAACATATGAAAGTTTGCCCGCCTTTTTCCTCGCTCTTCAACTTCAGCGCCCAATTCTCGCATAATTTCATCATGTAAAACATTTTGAAAAGCAATCGTTCCTGAAGAAACATTTCCACTATAAATATATGATTCAAAGCCCTTGGCGCTTTTTTCTGTGGCGCTATTATCATGAATACTAATTAAAACATCAGCGCCCCAAGCATTCGCTTTATCGGTTCTTTCATCAAGTGTAAGATATGCATCTTTTTCACGACTTAATAAAACTTGCGCATCTTTATAAGCTGATAAGCCTTCTTTAATTTTTAAAGCAATATCAAGAACAACATCTTTTTCATGTAAATCATTCCCCATGGCGCCAAAATCCTTGCCCCCATGCCCCGCATCAATAAATATTTTTGCCATATTATCAACCCCTTCCATGGTTTATTAATATGCTATGAACTTAATTATTTCTTATGCCTATTGTCTTGCTTCTCTTTTTGGGCTTTCATCCTATCCATTTTAATGGCTTCTGAAGTCGTTTTAATTCCACTATAAAGCCCGCTTGAACTTAACCCGTAAATAATCCCCGTAAAGATAATATGGCTCCAATCATGCCCCAAATCTTCGCCAAAAAGGAAAGCTAAAAGAATTCCAAGGGCAACGGCCAAGAAGGGCGCAAATCTATCTTGTATCCAAGTTGTCATTTTGAACATTTGAACCAATGCAACGATAATTGGAATGATTGCCGTTCCTGATAAAACCGCATTTGATAATACATCATTCATCGCAAAAACTCCTTTATTTTTGGTTTATAGCGTTCTTGATTAGCTGAAGAAAAGTAAGATTTTCTTCGCCAAAAGTTGCGTTAATCGTATATTCGCCTTCATCATAAACTTCTTCAATTCCCGTAATCATAGCATCTAAAGAAATTTGCAAACCCTTGAATATTTGCCTTGATTGAATCGTTACTATGTCACCAACAACCCAATCTTTTTTATAGGTTGTCATCGTGTTTTCATTATTGATTATTTCAGCCGTAAAGCTTTCAACATGGGGGCGTTTATTTAATTCGCTTCGCCCTTCGCTTATAACTTCATTTTGTGTCTTTTTGCTTGAATCAATAATTATTTCTTTACGATTAAAGCCAATTGTTGCGCCATGTTCAGTATTACCAACGGGAACATTATTTTCAGTTTCAATGCCTTCAGCTTTCCAAATCATATATGAAACATTGCGCCATTCTTTTATTGAATATTGATAAGAAGCATTTTTAATATTTCCGAATTCCTCACTAAATACAACGGGGGGCAAAGTTGCTTGATTTATATGTTTATGGGTTCCATAATTACAATCGAATTCAAACCCGCTATAATCCTCTTTAATTTTGATATTCCACCCAATAGGATAATTTGCTTCTTGCCCAAACATTTTTGAGATTGAAACAACCGCATCCCCCATATATCCCGTATCCCAATCAACTGAAAAATCAATTATATCGCCAAAATCAAAAGTTTTATTTGGTCTTATAGATAGCATATTTGTTGTTCTAGTTGAATTTTGAAAATATCTGTCAGGGTCTCTAGTTTGTGTTATTAAATTATCAGATACTAACCAAACCATTATTTGAGATTGTTTTTTTGCTATCCATGGATTTCCACCAACCCCGCCACTATCGCTAGGGTGACAAATTCTATAATTCAACATTCCCTTTAATGGTATTAAGGTAAAATTCCAAAATTCATCATCAAGGCTCGTAACCATATCTTCAATAATTAGCGCTTTATCAAGTTGATTATTTATTACTAAAATACGCCCAAGATGCATTTCTTCAACGCCTTGGGCGGTTTTGCCTATTGTTAATTCACTATTGATAATTTCATTCCAAGAAGTTCTATGAGTTAAACTTTTAACCGCATCAATTGCGCCCCGCCAAACTAAATCAGTATCAAAAATATTTATCTGAAGTAAACCTTTCATGGTTTCACCTATTTCAGTACAGTAATTTCAAGTTTTGAAGCAAAAGAACTAACCCCGTTAAACTTCCCATGATTTTCATTGGTTGCGCTTTGCCCTCTTAATGTAATTCCACCTATTGCGGTTTTTTTATCAGCCAACGTTATTTGCGTGGGGTTCAGGCTTATCCAATAACCGCCCGTTTTATTGTTATCAATATGAAAGTTTTTTAAATCGCCCCAATCCGCATTGGTTTTTCCATCCCAATTGCCTGAAGGCTCTGAAGCATAAGAATGCTTTCCAATTTGAATATCAGGGCTTCCATTTGTCGTTGTTTCATAACAGTTAATTAAAATCCTGGCTTTTACTACATTTCCAAAATCGCCCGTTCCAAGAAAAGCTTGAATTGCATTTTTATCAAAGCCAAGCATTCCTTTGTAATCGGTTGTTGAACCCGTTAAAATATTTCCTTGCCAAACCCCATCGTCAAGGCGCACCCCGTCACCCCTGAAGCCTTGGCTCCATGTTGCCGTAAACGTTGCCGTTTGCTCGGCTTCCATAGGATAATTATCAAACCAAGCCGAACCATTGCAATGTTTTACAACGCCATTAGTCCAAGCTGAACCATTGCATTTTTTAGCTAGTGAATTTGTCCAAGCTGAACCATTGCATTTTTTTAATACTCCATTTGCCATGATTTAAGCCCCCCTTAATCCGTTTGAATCCAAACCCGTTTGGCACTATATGGCGGTTGTGCGGGGGTTAAGGCAATAGAATAATCGCCCACTTGTAAATAGGCGCCATTATCTCTATAAAAAAAAGTAACAATGTTTTCAAGCCCATCAATATGGTCTTGTTTATGCCTATGATTATTTGGAATGGCTCCACCTTGATAACGCTTATCTATTACGCCCGTAATTATTCCATTTGCAACGTTGGCATCATATACGGGCAATTCATACAAAGTTGGCGTTTGAATGGGGGTTCTATCAGTTTTGACAACTAAAGAAGCGCTTCTTGCATTATCAACATCAAGGCGTATTACAATTTGCCCTGAATAAGTACCACTTGGAACCGTTAAAACTTCCGTTCCCGTTACTTCAATAAAATGCCCTTCAATGATTGCTTTACCTTCATATAGGGTTGTATAATTCGTTCCCCCAATATCAAAGCCAAAGCGCCCGCCTTGCGTTTCTCTAATTAAAAAGCCCGTTTCCCAAGCAATATTAAAAGCATTTGCAAAATCTTTAGCTGAATAGGGTCTATCTCCACTTACTGAATCATAAAAATAAGAATTTATAGCCATGTTTTCACCTCTATAAAGTTACATATAAATTTCTATAAATGAATTGAATTTTGGCTTCATTTGAAGCTGAATCATCGCTAAATTCAATTTTATTTGCGCCTTCAATTAAATTGAAAAAAGTTGAAGCAAAATCAAGCTTGTTAAAAACATTTTGCCCATTTAATTCAACCTTTTTTTGTCCAAAAGTTGTATCAATAATTAATTCATCATTTGCAACCATTGTAAGATTTTTAAAGCCTATAAATTCGCCCGTTGTTTGATTTTGAATTAATGGATTGACACAAGCCCCATTGATTTTAATAATAACGGGCGCTTCAACTTGCCCTTGATTTATCGCTATATTTGCGGGAATGATTTCACCTAAAATAACGGGTTCAGTTATTGACATACTAAATGGCAAACTAAATAAAGGCGTAACCCCTTGAAAAGATTCAAGAATAGATTGTTCAGAATACCAAAAAGGATTATGGGCTTCATAAATTAATTTAACCTTCTGCCAACCGCTATTTCTGTTTTCAAATCCAATAGGGAAAAGGGGGGCGCTAATAAAAGTTACATCTCGTAAATAAACATCGCCCGTATTTAAAGTAATTTTTAAAGTTACGGTTCCATTTAACGGGTTACAAATAGAAGTTATTGCTTTTCTATTACAAAGAATGCCCTCGGCTCTTTTATTAAAAGTTGGAATGATAAAATCAATTTCACCTTCAAATGATTCCATAAAAGAATTTACATAAGTGTTACCATGTTGATTCCAACTTTTTATGCTCACAATATTAGCTTCTTCGCCCCCTTGTAAGGGGAAGTTTTCAATACGATAACCATCAATGCATAACATTCGATTCTTTTTATCTAAAATTTGAAGTTGCTTGATTTTTAACATATTGCACCCCCTACCACATCAATGACATTTTACTAATTGTTCTATTAAAAACTCTATTGGCTTCCCTAACATCAAGCGCTTTAGGGCTATTTAAATTGACAACAAAATTATTGCCCGCTGAAGTTGCGCCCGTTGTTGCCGTTGCCGTTCTTGGTTCTATTTCAGGAACCGCAACTTTTGCCATTCTAGTTGCCATATTTCCAATTGCTTTCATTTGGTTTTGCATACCAATTTTTAAACCTTCGCCCGCATCTTCACCAATCGCCATCGTTACCCTTGAAGGGCTTTTTGAATCAAGCGCTTTTCTAATTTTTTTAGAAATATTTGAAGCAATTTCAGTTGCTTTTTTATATAATTCTGTTGCTTTTGCCGTAATACCACTAATTAAACCGCCAATTATGTCTTTACCTATTTGCTTTAAGTCAATGCCTTCAAAGAAGCCTTCGACTTTTCCCCAAATCTCTTTTATTTTTGTCCAAATTTCTTGCATTTTATCAGATACGGCTTTTCGCATATTGTTAAAAGCCGTTTCGACTTTTTTATTTAATTCTTGCGCCTTTTCTTGAATGGTTCCCCAATTCTTCCAAAGCAATAAACCAATTGCAATTAAAGCCGTTATTGCCAAAATCACTAAGCCAATAGGAGAAGTTAAAAAAGCAATAACCGCTGATAAAACCGTTCCCGCTGAAGCAATTCCTAAAAGTAATGGTATCAATGCCATGCCAATTCCAATTAAAATACCAAGAACCGTTATAATTGCAACAATCGTTCCCGCCAATACGGGGTTTTGAGTTGCCCAATTAGCAACAACCGTTACAAATTGCGCAACCATTGTAAATAAAGGCGTTAATGCTTCATTCATTGCCGTTAATGCATTATTCAATTGAACTTGGGGGGAAGCATCAATTTTTTTAGTTGCTTCAGCTAAATTATTTGTTCCTTCAGCTAAAGCAACTTGATTATCTTTTACGCCAAGGATTGTATCAGTTATTTTACTTCCTTGCTCTTCCCACATGGTTCCAAAAAATTTCGTTCCAAGTTCGTTGCGCTTGGTATCATTTTCAACTTGGGACAAGGCAAGGGCAACATCCATCATGGCTTGCTTTCCTTTATCCCCGCCTTCAGCCATGGCTTGCCCCCATTTTTGAACTTGGTCAACGGTTATATCAGTTCCCGCTAAACTATCAGCAACCGCTTTTGGCACTTCAGCCCCAAATTCTGCTAATAGAATTCTTCCTTCTTTTAATCCATCCATTAAATTATCAATATTCCAAGAACCCGTTTGAATTCCTGAAGCAAAAATTCCTTGAATTTCTTCAGCCGAATAGCCCGCCCTTGAAAGTTGTTGCCCGTATTCGCTTATAATATCAAGTTGTTCTTCAGGAAAGCCCATATCAAGCAAAGTTTTAGTCATGCCAAGCGCTTCTTCATGGCTCATTCCAATGCCTTTAGCCATTTCATTTGTTTCTTGGATTAATTCAGTAAAATCAATAGTATTGTAAGCCTTGGATATTACGCCCGCATATTTGATAATTTTTTGATTTTCTTTATCTGAAATATCTCCATTTAATTGAAATTGGCGCCTAACCCCCGTTAAAGCTTCTTGGGCATCAAGTCCATAAGCTTCAACGGTTCTAATTGCATCATAAACCGCTTTTTTTGATTCATCAGGAACATTCATTGATACATCAATTTGGGCTTTTAAATCGCCCATTTCAAGCGACTTACCAACAAGGGCATCAAGTCCAAGCCCCGCACCAATTCCACCAATTGCGCCTTCTAAACCGCCTAATTTATTTCCAAGCTTATCAATTGCGCCTTCAGCTTCGCCCGCATCACTTGAAAGCTTTTGAAGTTCTTTTCTTACGCCTTTTATTGAAGCTTCGCCTGAATCTAATTTATTTAAAGCTTGTCGAATTTCATCAACATCAACTGAAGCCCCAAGCGCATCTTTTCCAACTCTATCAAAAGCCCTTTGCAAATCACGACTTGAAGCCGTTCCATTTTGAATGCTTCTTACTAATTTTGTTCCAAGAACATCAGCATAATCTTCAAGGGTTTTACCTTGCGTTGCAAAAAGCTGATTTAATTGCTTTGTACTTGATTCAACTTCATTTTGTTCAGCTTTTAAATCAGCTAAAGCATTTTCAGTATGGCGTAAAAATTGTTGGGTATCTTGCAATTCACGTTGGAACGCTCTATATTGTTCTTCTTTAATATCGCCTTTTTCAAATTGTTCTTGAACTTGGGCTTCAGCTTCTTTTAAATCTTTTAATTTCTTGTTTGTGTTTTCAATTTGCTTATTTAAAAGTTCTTGCTTTTGCGCCATTAGTTCGGCATTGTTAGGGTCAAATTTCAAAAGGCGCTGAACATCTCGCAATTCGCTTTGCAAAGTTCGGCTTGTTTTATTTACACCTTGTAAAGCTTTGTCTAATCCTACCGTATCCCCGCCAATTTCAACCGTAATTCCTTTAATGCGTTCAGCCATTTTTTTCACCTCACAATTTTAGAAGTTATCAAAATCAGCTTGCGTTGCTCTTCTTGTTCTTTTCCTTTTTGGATTATGGGCTTCAATCCATTCTTCAACGTAATCAAGGCAATTTCCAATAGTCATTGCTTCCAAATCTAAAAAAGTAAGATTACATTGATAGCAAATAACTTGGAACGTTTCAACGGTTATGGGTTCAACTGATTCGCTCGTATTTACTTTTTTTTTGTCGTTTGGATTGAAGCAAGAAGCATATCTTGTAATTCAGGAATAACTTCAGTCATTGGAAATTCATCAAATTGTTCAAGCCATGCAATAGGCTCTGGAATAGATGAATCAGCCGTTTTTGCCAATATCCAAGCAATATTATAAAAAACCTCAAAGTCAAGCGCTTCAAGGTCTTTTGCTTCAATATCTTCTTTATTTTTGTTAGCAAGGGGCGCCATTTTTAAAATCTCTTTGAAATAATCTCGCCCAAATTGGGCTTTATATCTTAATGGCGTTGCCCCATTACTTTTAAATCTTATTGCTTTGCCATCAATAGTTATAGTTTTTTCCATCTAATCAAATCCTTCTTTATACTACTGCGGGTAAATAAACGGCATTATACCAAGCATTGTAAACTAAATCAGGCGTTTCAGGCGTTGTTGAACGCTTAACAACTCCATCTTCAGGGCGGGGCGCTGAAATTAGGCTTAATTCTTGCGTTTGCGGTTCTGCTGATTCAGTTTTAGTTGCTGAAGTTAAAGAAGGGCGGGTTACTGTACAATAATATAAACAATGGCGAACCGCTTTAATATCGCCATCAAATTCAAACATGAAAGCAATCTTTTTTGATTTTGTTGAAGTATTTTCTGTTAATACGTTATCAGTTCCTTCAAGCGTTTCGCCTAATACATCCGTTCTAAATTCTTGCGGAATATTGGCAACCGTTAAAGAAGTTTCATATCCTTGATTACTAACCGTTGTATAGTAAAGAATATCATCAGCATAAAAATCAGTTGTTTCGCCCCTTGGGTCTAATGAGATTTCAACGGCTCCTTTTAATGGAACGGGCGCCCCGTAAGTAATAGCCCCATCTTCGCCTTCAGTAATAATTGCATAATGCGCATTGCGCAAACCAAAAACAACTTTGTTATCAGCCATTTAAAATAACCTCACTTCATATATTTTTTGATATATTTGTTCTGAATCAATAAAAGTTTCAGTTGTATAATAAGGCAATTCATTTTGATTTAAAGCTTCTTCAACGATTGCTTCAGCTTCTAAATCTTTTCGCTTTGTATATAGTTCAATTTGCGCATTTTGAACTTGTTTATACACTTGGTTATCAGCGTATAAATTTGAAGAATAAGTTGCTAAGTAAGCAATAAAAGGGGGGCTTGGCAATGGTTCATTTTCAGATTCAACAAAATGCGAATAAGCAACGGGAAAGCCCGTTGCTTCAAGAAGTAAATGAAGTTCTTGCAAGTTCATCTTTTTACCGCCTTTTCAACCCGCTTTAAAAAATCTTTTACGGCTTTTTCTTCATTAGGGCGAATATGAATTCTTGGTTGAACTCGCCCGCCATTTATTTTTATATGTCCTTTTTCTAATAAATGGGTTAGTTGATAATCTGTTTTATTGTAAATAATATTTGATTTTTTATATTTCTTAATGCGCCAACCTTTTTCATAATCGCCCGTTTTTTCAGGGCTATCATTTTTTACATTTTTTTGAAAAACTTTTGATACTTCATCTTTTGCAATAGTAATATCTTCAGCAACATCATTTGCATAGGCTTTAAGCGCTTTTTGAATTTCGCCCGTAATTCCTTGTATTTTAGTCACCTTGTTTTTCCTCGCAATATAATTCTATAAAGCCATCTTTTCGCCCAAAAGTTTTATAAATGCTATATTTCAAGCCCTGATATTCAAGATATTTTTCTTTGTCATAAGAATCAGCATCAACAATAAGCATCATATCAGGCTTATGCCCCGCTGAACCCGCTGAATTAAATTCAGCCCTTGTTATTGAAAGCTTTGAACAAAAAACCATAAAACTTTTTTCGGCCAAAATAGATTGCCCTAAATCATCCTTACTTGAAAAGGTTTGAATCAGGTTGCAAACATCATCTAAAGAAATATATTGCGGGTTCCCAATCGCTGATTTAAACGATACCATTTTGTTTTGCAATCCTTTCTTCAATGATTCTATTGCGCAATCTTGTTTGAATATTGTTAGCAAGGGGCAAATCTTCTTGGCGCTTGCGATAAGTCCAAGCGCTATAATCCACTATTAACATTTGGTCACTAGCATTATTTAAATCAAGTTTAATTCCTCGTTTTTCAATTTCGCCAATGGTTCCTTTAATTAATTGAATAAAAAAGGCATCCCGCAAATTATGCTGAATGCCTAAATCAAGTTTTAAAAGGTTTATAAGAGTATCCATTTATTGCCCTTCTTGATTTTTCGCCTTTGCTTTTGGTGCTTTTGTTGGTTCTTGATTCGCTTCAATGTTATAGCCTGATACTGAACTTTTAAGATTTTTTTCAAGTTCAGCTTGCCCGCTTTGAACATTGGCTTGTTTGATAGAATGAGTTTGCTCTTGTTGAACTTGCGCATTTTGAGCAACTTCGCCCGCTTGAACGGCTTCAGTATGATTATTTTGGGCTTCAGTTACGCCCGTTTGTTTTGCTTGTTGATTCATTGCTTTTTCAGCTTCAAGCGCTTCTTGTAAAGAAACAACTTTACCATTTACAATTGTTTTTGCTTCAGGGTGTACATTTTGTTGATTCATTTTTTCGTTTGTCATTTTAACCGCTCCTTTTAATTTGAGTTTATAAAGATTCAATTGCCCATTCTAAATAAACAAGGGCTTTTTCTAAATCTTTTTTCCCGCCTTTTAAACGATACCTTGAAACATACTTGATTACATTGCCCAAGCAAAAGCCAATAAATTCTTCAGGGGTTAGAATCTCTTTTATATAATCAATCGTTTCAATAGCCCCTGAATTATAATGACTTGGGTGAACAACTTCATTTTCATTATTTTGCACTTTGTCCACCTTTTTCAGACTATTCTTAAAACGGCTGCCTAATTAAACTGCGGGCGTAATTGTAACTAAAGCAAAAGCTTCAGGCTTTGTTGGCTTGCCATCGAATCGCCCTTTACCTCTAAACGCCATTTGGTCTTCAACAAAGCGAACGTGTTCAGAATTATCAATAGCAATATTTTCACGTTCAACAAGTGTATATTGGTCAAAGTCACCAAATAAAACTTCATCATTTGCCATAGTATTATTGAATGTTACGGGAATTCCAAGAATATCAGGGCGGGTTAAATTAGGAAGTTTCCCAACAACTTCGCCATCAGCATTTACATTAATGCTCATTTCAAGGAAATGGGCGTAATAAGTTGAACGCTTCATAACCGCTCTAATTTCGCCAACTGAATCAAGCCCCGTATCAATTAAACCAATAGGCTTTACAAATTCAACAATTGGCGAACCTTCAGCAACATCAACTTGATTTCCTACTGGAATTGAAGGAATAATTCCCGTTGGTTGCTTACCAACCGCACCCGTTCCATTTAAAATAGCAATATCAAGGGCAAGGGCAATGGCTCTTGCAATTTTCTTTGAAACATATTCATCAAGGTTAATAACTGAATCTTGAAGAAGATAATTATCAACAAAAGTTACTTTACCAACTTTGAAGCCATCAAAATCTAAATAAGCAAGCGTTCCAAC